GACAAAGCACCCCCACTCCGTCCGTATAAAAATCATGAGTATGAATTCCATTTGTCAGGGTTCCGGCTGGATGCGTATGCCCGCTTTCAGCTTTACCACCTCCACCACTGGCTAATACAGTATCATCTGCATCGGAATTAACAACAAGCATTGCCCCATCCGTCCAGTTAGTTTTCTTTGTCCAGCCTAAAGGAGAAAGTTTTTGACCGAACATCATAATCGTACCAGGTGGAAATCCGAGAGACAGCCAATCATCATTAGCAGCATTTCGCAGATATAATAAATCAACATCAGTATCAAACCATTGCATACCGGAAACTAAGTTAGCCGGCGATGCCGTCCCAGAAAAGTTTGATTTCAGTGTTGCAAAATTAGTTTCGACATTCTGCATATCGGTCTGAGCAACATGACCACTTGCAAAACAGTCATCTGTGAATGTTTGTCCCATTATTCAGCCTCCAATTCATCCATTTTTTCATTGGCAAAAGCTACAATAGCTTGCTGTGCTTCATAGTCCGCCTTGAATTTCACCCAGTGAGGACGTACTTTATCTTTTAACTCGGCTCCGTTTGATGCAGTAACGCTCTTATTTATAAGCACCTTTTGTGTTATGTCATCAACAACTTGTATATAAACATTGTATGATCCATCTTCATTAACAGTAACCTGTGAAACTTTTAGATCAAGTGCCATTATTGTGGTCCTTCATATGCAAGCATGTTTAACTCGCGTAAATATAAATTAGCATCCAAAGTCGGATCAGTTATGGCAACTACTACCCTGACATATCGACATTCTATTTCTGCACACAAAATTTCAAATCGTTCACAGGACGAATTAGTGGCCCAGTTATCATCAGTGTCGCTATATTTAATTTTTGCCTGCACAATCCCGGCAGCAGTTGGATTAAATATTTCCTCCCATGATTTAGTAGCACCGAGAGCAGTCCATGTAATTCCAGGCGCAACGCCTGACCATGTTGTGGCTGAACTAACAAAATCATGCCTGAAATCCCCCCATAATCTAACCTTTTCAACAGCACCTAAATCATAGGTTGTGCTTTCCCATTCACCGGTTAATACATCAGCCGTATGGCTGCATTTCATAGCATCTTCTCCATCATATGTGTCATGTTCGCTATTGTCATGTGTGCCTGTAGTGTAATCCCAGGCCCAGCTTCCGTATGTTGTGAGTTCAGAATATCCTGGAGGTATAAACACTGTCACAGATGTTGACACAGGATTATCAGAATAATTTCCTGAATTATCTTTTGGACTCATCCAGAACGTATGCGTTCCCGGACGCACCCCGACAAGGCGTAAACTCGGATTCATATTATAAGAGATAAATATGCCTCCATCCCATGCATCTCCCAAGCGGACCTCATACCCGACTATATCAGGATCAGTTACCTCATCAGCAAAAATACTTACTGTATCGCCATTAGCTACAGCGGTCATTGAACTCAAATCTGACGGCAGGGTGGTTTTCCCAACGATAATCTTTGATACTGTAATTGCATTATCAAAATCTTTTCTCACCCCATGAATAGATACAGACCTTAATTTTACATAATAGGTTTCACCCTCTTCAACTGGGTCCAAAACATAATCTAAAGAAGATCGGGTCATATATCGCCAATCTCCAGCAACGCCAATTTTTACCCATATTTCTGCATAATCCCAAAACGGATAATCTGCTTCTGCCGGTGGGTCAAAATCTATTTTCCATCTGGTAAAAGACCGATTTCGATAGTAATAAACTTCCTCGGCATGAGATACGTTGATAGGGTTATTAGGTTCCTCTAAAGGATCAGGTAATGTAGTTTCATGCCATTCGCTGGCCGGAGGTGGGTTGTAATCGTCATCATATAATCCAGTTTTTTCCTCAATGCAATTTAGTGCGACTTCTGCATTTACGTTGATAGACGGTGCAAGTACCCTTAAATCTTGATCAGCCCACCCTGGTAAATCATGTGTAACCTGAATCAAGTCGTATGGTTCCAATGACATAGCCTTACTAATCACACCGAAATTAGCCACATTCCCCCATCGCCATCGCTCAAGATAGTAATACGACATGGGCTGGACCTTATCTAATGTTGACAGTCCAAGCAGTTTTATTTCACGCTCTCGATAATCACCATCCGCAGTGATAGCCGTTGAATCTGGAAAGGAAAGTACATCTTCCGTATATTTTTTAGCTGAGTTGTTAAAGATTGCCCGGATACAGTTAGGCCTATTGAATAAATTGGCATTTGGTCTAATCGTCAATGGACTGGATTCTAAAATATCATCTTCATCAAACGTCATAACTGCTGTGTTTTCATAATTCATATCTCGAAACCGCAGCTTAAATAAATTCTCAGAGTATATAATTCCACCACGGAAGCAATTTAATACTAACTGTATATTGTCAGAGATAGAGTTGTTTTCATTGATAACCATGTTGGCAGTCCAACCTTTAGTCGTGCAGTAATCTTTGGTTGTATCGAATGAATCTGCATCTATTCTGGCCGAACCAATCTGCATACCTCCACGTTTACTGGAGCGTGTTATCATGTCATATGTTGCTAATGCCGGGTTATTAGAATATGCCGTAACATCATCAGTTGGATCATATACTTTCAACCCCTCAACAGTTAATGTAATGTCCGGTTTTTTTACCCATTTATCTATGTCATATTTTAGACGTACATAAATATAAGCCGTATATCGTAGTGGGTCATTCCATTCGGGTATAGCAGAATGTAAAGTAGCACAAACATTTTGTGTGGATGTTCCGGTAAAGACTTCATAGTGGACGTAGCTTGCTCCCCAATCCGTCCATATATTCCCATCGAGAAATAGTTGATCCACACCTCCATCCTGTGCAATACCATTAATCGGACCTTCGCCAATAACTCCGATTATATGTAAATATTTATTGTCATCTCCAGTGGTTCCAACATATACCCAATTAACCCCGACCCGACATTTTCCGTATATCAGTGGGCAATGCCAGTCCATAGTTCTGACATTAGCCATAATTCCACGGGATCGGAAGTCGTCTTCATCAAATGCGCCGTCTTCTGCCATCATACGCATGGCATTAGAAATCAGCAGATTAATAATAAACGCTATAGCAAATGATGAAAAAAAACCCATTATTCTTTATTCTTTCCCCACCAAATATCTTTTTCTTCAATATCCGGTAAAAACCTATGACCTGCAAAACTGCTGGTATTAGATAGTTCGGAGCATCGCTCATAACTCTGATTGCACCAAGTTTGACCACCTGCATATCCGCACTCCGTACCCTTAAATTCCCACGGACATGAACTATCACACTTTCTTAAAGTTCTCTTAGACCAAAATACTAACTCGTTTTGAATTTCAACCCACACCTTTTCTTCTTCAATTTTCCAGTCAGAGATTAACCCATAAAATAAACTATGCCCTCCGATGATAGAATATGGTCCAAGGGTTTGACCTATTTCCATTAGCATATCCTCACCATCAACTAAGCCACCCTCCAGAATTATATCCACCAGACTTTCCGTGAGTACTTTCCTTCCCAGTTCCCCAGCAACACAAATGAACGATAAAGTAAATGGTCTTCCCAAAATGTCTTCAGACAACACCATTGCACCCATAGTCAAATCGGCATTGCCAAAGGTAACTGACACGGTATCAACACTCATTGACCCTGAAGTCTCAACCTGGTCAAATACAAAATCCATAGCAGTGTATTTATACCCGCCATACCATAAGTCAATATCAGCATCTACATAGCGGTAAGTTCCACTTTCTAACTCCATCGCTACGATAAGATAAAAGGAAAACCCTTCTTTCGCTAACTCCAAAACAATAGATGGATTAAATGTTTTCATTACGCAGGTTTGAGTCCCTTAAGGCTAATTCCATACCTAAAAAGGTTATAGTTAAATCCATCACGAGACAGCCGGTCCTCTTCAAACCGTGCCCGAATCCTCAAAAACCCTGTAAAATCACATGTAACTACAACCCCTGTAGCTGGTGGAGTAACAAAATCAACTCGGTCACTGCTGCTTTCACCGCCACCAATCAAAATAACATAATCAGTCGTTAAGGCTTGTGTCACACCGTTAGCATAAATGACGTGACTTGATGTGCTTCTTCCTGGAATATCAAAGACCTCAGTAGCGGCATCCCCAGTTCCGCAATATTCTCCATCATGGTTAAATGATATGCTGGCTAATAGCGATAAATCGTAAATATAAAACGCCTCATATGCTCCCTTTCGAGCCATATAGAATTCCCAAAGCGTTTTTGTGTCAACTGATGACAGAACATTGTAGTTTACCTGAACATCGTACACTGGAAACAGAGACTTCTGCCTGCGTTGCTCTTTACCAGTCCCTATGCTGCTGATTAAGGTTTTCCATGCTGGTGTTACAATCAACGGATACTGAGGTTTTGGATCTTCTGGAAATGTTGCCATTATTTTACCATCCGTTTCATTTTATGCCTATCACCGGTGTTACGTTCCAAAGCACGATTTACCGTAGTCAATACCGCCTGTGGATTTCGATCCATCAAATCTACAAAACTCTTTGAATCTACAGCATTTATATTAACATTATAGTAGTCACCTTCTTTTTGTATCTGCTTTATGCTGGCTTCATCTCTGATGGTATTATCGCCACCTTTAGGGATTACTCTTTCACCTCGTTGTAGTATAGCAGGAAACTCATCAACCTCTAGACCTTTATGTAATCTTGGCGCATTGGCAAATAGTGAAGATGAAACAGTTCGCATCGGCACAGTGCCATACCCTGCTGTGCCTCCACCATGGAATAATGCACCGGCTGTTTGAGATTCTGAAAGACCTCCGAGTCCAGACGTTGTGCCACCAGCGCCGAGACTAAAATAAGCTTTAGCGGCAGAAGCGGCAAGGCCAAACCACCCAGACCCGCCTGATGATCCACCGCCGAACATCGCTTCTTTAGCCATCTGCCCCATCATGTCTGAAAAACTATCAAGCAGTGAATCAAGGAACGCTTGAAAATAATCAGCTGCAGAATCTAACTCGCCATGGAATGCATCTTTGAAGAAGTCTGAGAAATTGTCTTCAATTGCATCGGCGGTCCGCTCAGACATATCTTCCCATGAGCCAAATGTGCCTTCAAGCTCCTTAGTGTATTCTTTGAGCTGGACAGCTCTCCAAGCATAAGCATCTTTCTCAGGCATACCGCCAGCAATTCGCTCTTTCATTTCTACGTCAAGCAATTTCTTTTCAAGAGTAACTGCCTTATCGTGATAATCTTCTCTCTGTCTATAACTGTCTTTGTAAAGCTCCTCATATGCTTTAAGTTCCTTCTTAGCAATAGAGACCATTTCACTTTTTGTTTTTTCTGCTCTTATGATAGCGATGCGATCTTCAGTAGCTTGTGCTATTGCTATCATACCCTTCCCTTGCTCAAAGAGTATGTCTTTTTGCTCATCAGTATAGTCCTCATACCTTTTGAGCATTTCTTCTTTCCAAATTTCAGCTGCTTTTATCTTTGCAGCGAAAGCATCTTCTTGGACTTTGACGCCATAAATCGCTGTTTTCTTTTCATACTTCATTATATCGGCAGAAAACTTCTTTTGTTCTTTTAATCCTGCTTTGTTCTTCTGCTGATTAATTAAGATGATTTGTTTTGCTGTGTGCTTTTCAACAGCAACCTTGGTAAAGCCAAGCCTATTAAATGCTGCTAGCTGTTGAGCGTCGGCATTTTTGATTACTTTTAATGCTTCAGCCTCATATGTTCTTGCTTTTTTGATTAATGCTGCATATTTGTCTTCATCCTGTTTTATTTCAGCCAAAGCCAGTTTTTCAGCGACGGCGGCAAATCTCTTAGCAAATTTCTCTCTTTCCTTGTACTTTTTAACCTCGAACCCAACAGCTGCTTGATAGGCTGTTTCACCGTGCTTATCTTTTATAGCAAACAGCCTATCTTTTATCTTGTCTTGATATTCTGTAAATCTTATTGCTTGCTCAACAGCCTCTTTAAGCCCATCAGAAAGATTCATCATGAACTTCTTGTCTATAGCATCAATTATGGCATTTATTTCAGCCATTGGGTCTTTGAGTGCATCAAGGCCTCTTTTTATTTCAGCCAGTCTTCTTTTTTCTCTAGCAATTTCTGCTAACTTAAGCAGCGCATCTTCTTCTCTTGCTGCTCTTTCTGCTTCTTTAAGATCATTATATGCAACTGCTGCTTTTCGGATAGACTCAATATACTCATCATGGGTAATTAGTGCCTTTTTGTAATCCTCTGTCAATTTTTTTACTTCTGCATCGTAATCAAAAGTTGCTTTACCGGCTTCTTCTTTAGCTTTCTTTTCAGCTTTTAATTCATCAAGATAAGACCTTAATCCAAAAGAAACTCCTGGCACAGGGACAAGCTCTGATGCTGCAGCAAGAATTTCTAAAAAACCAAGCCACACATTTTCTATAACAGTTATGGCATCAACCCAAAGCTTCTTGAAGCTTAGCATTACAATGCTAAAGAAATGCTCAAAATGCATCCACCCTTTTATAAGGCTATCAACAAGTCCTAATCCAGCCAGTCTTGCCCATTCATAATCCTCATAAAGTTTCTTTCCTATCATCAACCCACCAATAAGAGAAAATACAAGCAAAAGGCTAGCTTTCAGTGCCACCACTGATGAGGTGAATAGTGCAGTAGACACACTTGCACTTAGAATAGATGCCCTAAAAGCTGCAAATACTTTTGTGGACCCTGCTAGCACAAGAACTGATTTATTGACTAACATAAGACCAGCATACAGTGCTGCCAATTTCACCAAGATGGTTGCTTCTTTAGCAAACTCTATCATTGTTCTAGCCAATTCAACCATCGCATCTTTATTGTCTTTGAACCAATACATTGTGTCGACAAGGAAATTCTTGAGGCTTTCCTTGTATTTGTCGAAAATCTCTATGGAGATGTCAGCTAACACTGAGATAAGTCTTTTGAATGCAGAATCAACATTATCTTGCATGATCCAAGCAGCTCGTGCTGTTTCACCAGCAGATAAATAAGCAGCATCTGCTAACTCTTCATATTTCTCTATATTCTCTTTAAGGACTAAGACGTTTTTCAGAGCTACACGACCATAATCTTTTGTGATTATCATGGCCATTTTCTCACGAGCATAGACTTTGTTGTGTGTCTTTTCAAGCTCTTCTTGCATTTCCTTGTATTTCTTCAGCACACCAATAAGATCTGTTCCAATGCCAAGGCCTAGTTTCTTTGCAGCACTTAGAGTCCTTATGAAACTCTGCTGTAAGCCTCTACCAGCTATGCCTCGCTTTATACCTGATTGGGCCAATGTGCCAATCATTGCTGCCACTTGCTCAATTTCATAACCAAGCTGGTGAGCAATGGGAGCAGCAAATTTCATTGCTTGCCCCATCATCTCAATATTAGTATTAGACCTTGTTATGACTGATACCATAACATCGGTGACTCTACCAATCTCATCAGCTTCCATACCAAAAGCTCTGAGAGTATCTGTGGCAATATCTGTAGCCCTGCCAAGCTCTAATTCGCCTATGAGGGCTAGATTTAGAACGCCAGGTAGCGCTGCTATAGACTCTGTAGCGTCCATACCAGCCATAGCAAGATACTTTAAGGCATCGGCTGTTTGTACTGCTGTAAAAATAGTGTCTGCAGCCATTTTTCTTGCTGCTGTGCTTAATTTTTCAAAATCTTCTGCTGTAGCACGCGATACGGCTTTGACAACTGACATCTTCTGCTCAAACTGCACACCTACTGTCAAAGCATCAACAACAGATCTCCAAGCGACGCGCATAGCCATATAAGCAGCAGTAACCATAGCAACATGAGGAACAAGAGATAACATCCCACGTTTCTGTTTGTTTGTGGCAGCTGTAACCTTGTCCATGCCAGTAGCAGCACCACCTGCGCTTCGCTTAAGCTTTGAATGACTAGCGCTCATACCAGCAAAAGTGGTGTTGACACTATCGACTGTACCAGTAGCAAGACTTTTTACTGTTGCTAAGTCTTTATTGAACTTTGTCAGATTAACTCTAACATCAATATACGCTACACCTACACGCATTTAGCCACCGCCTATTCTTTAGCCCCATTGTACATTTTTGATAAGAGCTTCTTATAAAGCTTATGCACTCTATCAAAGACATGTTTTTGGCTATTTACTTCAATATTCATCAAGTCCATAATAAATTTTACTGACATAAAATTAATATCTACTGGGCCACTAAAGCCCATTATGTGCTGATCTCGAACTTCCATATACACATCAAATACAACCTGATTATCAGGCATTAAAATTGGTATGCACAAGTCGCACCTTGGTGTCTTGTCGTACATTGCCCATGTTGCCTCGCACATTTCACAATCAGGTTTCTCCTGTAGCCTCTCAACTACATCGATTAGTTTTTTTCCAGTTCCTCATCGTGTATATTAGAATCAGCTGTAAGCTGCTCAACACAATCGCCTACAAATCCAGCAAACTTTACAGACCCTTGCATAAGCATAATCTTGTTCTCTTTTGTACAAGTAATCTCCATGCCTTCATTGTCTTCCAAACCAGTCCAGCCAGTTATGACATAATCCCAAAGCATTTTGCTTCTGAGTTCCTCATTGTCTTCGGTAATTTCATGCCTCTGGCCTCTATGGTACTTGACGCTCTTCTTGGTGCACTTCTTGTCGATTTCAGCAATCACCTTGCCGTTCGCCAAACGAACAGTTACACCGCCTTCGTCATCGTCATCTTCAAATGGAAAAAAAGCACCCGGATTTAAGTCATCTAAGTTAAATTTCATATTACTCGCCCCTCTTATTGAAAGTTAGACCCCTTTTGAAAAACGTGGGAAGGCAGTGGCAAGGGGCTGTAACCATACTTTTTCAGAGCATTAAAGCCTTATATATTCAATGCCCCTATCCCACGGTTTGAATTACATTAAATCAACACCATTACACCAGATACCTTTCCTGTAAAGGAAATAGTAGCAAGTCCAGACTTGTCCATGCTAATATCATAAGATGTGATATTAACTAAAGATGCAGGGGTATCCTGCCCAGCGGATAAAGACACAGAAGGAGCAAAGTAACCTGCTGTCTGACAAGGCTCATAATACGATGTGTTATCAACGTAAAGCCTTAAGCTGGTTAAGTCTGTATTGTCTATATTTGCTACCTGCAAAGCATACTGGCCAGTTGTATCTGCTGGATCAAGGAAACCATCAAATGCTATTTGGCCACCATCTTTCATGCCAAATTCATATGTTTTCCAGTTGTCACCAAAAGCAGATGACTCTAACTGATCAGCTGTGATGCCAGTAATGGACCAAGTACCCATAGCAACGATAGTGCTTTCGCCAAGAGTAACTTTTCCTTTATGTCCTACTTTTACACCCATAATTGCCTCCTAAGTTTGTTGAACATTACATTCAAATTCAATGGGTTCTTCTGGAGGAGGTCTCCATTCAAGCCCTTTAATCTTTTTGTAAACTTTATAAAACTCTCTATTGATTTCTATGTGGGATATATGGCCAACTTCAATAGATGTGTCGGCATAAATCTTATACCCAGCACTCTTCATCTTGCTACAAAAATCAATATCCTCTCCAACTATCTTGCCATCACTCATCCTGTATACATTGAACCAAGGATAAGGTATATCAAGAAACACATCTGTGTTATACAATATGCACCCACAACCAGTTGCATCAATTTCTATGAGATCTCCTGAGAAGCACTCTTCATCAGGTATATGATGATAAGCACCGATCTCACCACGATACAAGATTGTTTCAAATGGCGGATAACGCCTGTGCACACTGACTGCAACTACATCTTTCTTATGACTCAGCAGTTTCGGAATTGTATCGCTTGGATAATTCTGATCCGTGTCCATCATAAGAAGGTGAGTACAGTTCTCTCTTAATGCTTGTACAACAAGGTTGTTTCTGATAATCTCCATTGGGCCAGGAGCATTAGGCATAAGAAGAGTGAAATCTGGCTTCTCCATAACAGTCCAAGAAGCAAAAAAACTTGTATATACTTTCACATCTGTTACAGGGAATCCTATGCCTAACTTCCAATAGCCTTTTGCCCTACTTCTATCCATATAGAGTTTTTGGTCGTGCCTGTGATTGTCACCAGCATAAACTCTTCTATAGTCTTCATCTTCAAACTTTAAGTCTCTTACTGGGTGGTTATGTACAAGCACAGCATCTTTTGCCCAAGCATACCTGCCCAAGTGCGTTGCTACACCTGTAAGCTCTCTATCACAGAATTGGTGAATATAACCAGTATAGAAAAACTCCCTATTCTCAAGGTGACCTAATAGCCTTTTGCTAGCAAGCCAATGAGTAGCAAGTACATTTCCATCTTGAATGCCATCATTGAAGCCAACCAAGCCCCATCTATTTGGAAGTTTATCCATAGCATAGAAAGCTCTAATCATAAAACCATATTGTGGGATTGTATCGTCACCCAAGAACACAACAAAATCGTATTTTGCCTTTTCAACAAGCCTCTTAAGCATTTTTGGGCAACCAATTCTGTCTTTATCGACTTCTGTTATTATTTCATATTTACTCTCTGGAAGAAGTATATTTTTCTTTATAGCATCAATACAATCCTTAACCCTATCTTCACGAATCACAGGAATAAGTATTGATACACTTGGTACGCCATTTACATCGATCCTTCCAGTAGAAATGTGATATTCTAAATCATCTGTATCAAGCTTGTTGTAATCTTTGATATCAAGAACATCGATTGTTACGCCATCGTAAAATGCACTTTTCAAATGCTTATTTTCTTCCTGATACGATGTCCACCCAACAAGTTTGCCAGATTCCTCATCTAATTGGCCAACTTTTGAAAGCTTACCAATGATGCCTGATCCACCAACATTGCTCCTGTATATGAGGTTATTCCCAAGTACTTCTTTCGATTCACATTTAGACAGCAGATCTTCCCAATCTTTCACACCTTTAGCGATGAAAAAATGCTTAGCTTGTATAAAATCAACATCCTCTGATTCAATCACCATCAATAACTCTTCAAGCCAGCCTTCTGGAACAAGAGTGTCATTATCAACTTTAGCAAAATATGTATAATTGTCTTTTACAAGGTTGAAGAATTGATTCATTGCCCCAGCGATGCCTGTGTTCTTCTTATTGAATATCTTAGCCTTAATTATAGGATCATTGATAGACTTAAGATACTCGACAGTGTCGCCATCTGAGCAATTGTCTATGATAAGTACTTCGCCCATCTCCTGTGAGTTCTCTAATAGAACAGGCAGAGCCTGTTTGGTGTAGTGTAAACGGTTAAATGTTGTAAATAAAATCGGTATCTTTTCCATTTTCATCTTCAGTTAGCCCCTTTCATTTAAAGTATCATTATTTTATTGCTTTCATCAATCCCTTAGTGTGTATTACTTTAAGCTGTTTGTTGGTTGTAACATCGCCCAAGCTTATTATTTTGAACTTTGCTTTTATGCCATACAAATCTCGATAGGCATCATCTGTATAATAAAGCCATGAATTTAGGTTCCAAAAGCTTACATGTGTTGGATCTTGAAATGCACCTCGACTATCGGTTGAAGGTGTCATATGATAAAATGTACCATTGTTTTTAAGCACCCTGTAGATTTCTTCTACAGCATGAATAGTCTTGCCTATTGGTATGTGCTCAAGGAAATCAACTGCTCTGACTTCGTCTATGGAATTACTTGGAAATGGTAGACGGTCATTGATATCTGCTACAATGTCAGGTGAAACTTCAGCTCGATTATCAATATTAATGCAACCTTGCTCTTTTCTGTACCCGCAACCCAAATTCAATTTTTTCATAATCTAATCACTCATCAAGCTCTTTTTGTTATAAATGTGATAAGAGTATATCCCCGGCATAATATACGTTTCATATCCTTTTCCTATGATTTTGCTGTAATAGTCATTATCAATGCCAAGAAACCCGTCTATGAATCCACCAGTATCTTCCCATGCTTTTTTATGAGTCAGTATAAAAAAACCAGAAAAAGGAACTCCTGAATTTGGAGAGTATGTTTTGCTATTGTGCTTGCTCCAAAGACTATTTGCGACATCGATATGAAAACAAATATTATCATTATTAACATCGACGCCACATTTCTGATCAGGACAGTAAATCCTATTCGTCATACATGAAATCCATCCTGCTTTATGCCCATGCCTATTTATTGCATCAACGCACGCTTTGTACCAGTGCTTATTAAGGATTAGAATATCATGATCAAGAAATAAGACCCAATCCTTTATATTCTCCATTATCCTGTTATATTCGGCACCTAAATTGCCATCCAAGCCGTAAGGTACGACTACTTCGATATCCATTAGATAAGATTTCCTATGATTTTATTGACACCAACCATCTTAATCCAAGTCCTTGATGCTTTACCGTTGATAGCATCGTTAAGACTTCCAATATCAATACAATGAATTTCTGAACCATGCTCCCATAGCCTTTTCGACATTATTCTTGATGCAGCTCCTGCTGATGGCAAAACAACTTCGCACTTATCGACATCTTTTACAACCTTTGGCCACCACTCATCAATTGAATAATAAGCTTCTTTCTCAGGAGTCTGTATATAAAAATCTATCTTTCCATATAATGTCTCCATGGACTTCTTGCTATTTGAGCCAATAAACATTTTTTTCT